CAGCATACTCATATGGAGATTCAGGATTATTAGATGCTGCGCCTGTGCCTCCGTGTCTCGTGTATGAGTCCTCTGATGCAGCACCATCGTCTGGGTAGGGATCGCCGGCAACATACCTCATTATCTCACCAACATTGTAGACTGGTGCCCTGTTGTACCCAGAGTGATCGAGGCCTGGGGGAAGATCGTGTATTGGTGTGAATGCTATGTCAACCTTGACACCCATAGGAGCTCTTGAATTCCAGTCAATTTCCCAGTTAAAAGACTCATCAAGCCAGTCAAATTCTAGCCTTGTTAGGACACCAGCAAGTCCCCTTCCCGCTGTGCTTGCAAATGCCTTTGTAATCGGATTGTTATTCTCATCCATGAATCTGGCAGAATCTGACATCCATATGTTTAGTTGGTCTGTAGGAATACCAGATGCAGTTGCTCCTTCGTCTACTAGGGCTTGTGCGGTTCCCTTCCCTAAAGCCTCACCTGATATTGTTGGCATGACTGTTGAATTAAACAAAAGATTAGGATCAGGAAGAAGATCACTGTGATCAACCATAAATAGCTTTGCCATTAAATGAATGGGAGCTCCAAGATCTATCACAGTTACAGCATACGACGTCTTCTGTGTTGGGTTTCCCCTTCTCTTTGGTCCTTTGAATGTTGGAGATGAATGTGCTGCGCTCTTTCCTTCTAGTGCCACAGATGATCTAAATATCACCATGGCTTTTAGTGGTCTAGTAACCCTATACTCTGAGCTATTATCTGGATGCTGTACAACATTTCCACCATCAAGTGAGGCAACCTTATATAATTTTCCAGTTGTCGCCTTAAGATAGACTATCTCTGAGGGTTTATATCCCGTGAGCCAGTCCAGTGGTAGTCCTGTTCCAGCTGTACCTGCTGATAATACAGACGTTCCAGTTGCCAATGCACCTGCAACCGTGGGAGATAGCGGAATGATGTTTGTAGACCTATCTGGATCCTGCATCCTAGAGACTATGGCACTTATACCTAGCGGATTTGCAAATCCATTAACAAGAAGCTGAGATAGTAATGCCCTAGCAATTCTTGTATTATTGGGTCCGTCTCCTAGCAATGTCAGCGGCGACGAAAATAATGCACTAAAAGCCTTTGTTCCAAATGGCTCAGCTCGGAGCTTTGACTTAACAGCTATTGCAACTGGAACAGGGGGTGTCGCGCTTACAGCGGCATCCTCTCCCTGAACTACAGGCATCACATCTTCATCTCCTATACCAAACATCCGCGCTAGGTTAAACTTAGAATAATTTCCCTTTATAACATCTCCAACTCTCATGCGTATTACTGGAGACGCTCCAAGAATCTGACTAAACGGCTGGGTGAATACAGATTCCGTAGCATCTGATCCAACAGTTACCTTAGTTCCCTTTGTCCAGGATGGATACACTAGTGTTGTAAGCTTGTTGATCTTCCACCACATCTCATTAAAGTCATCTTTTGATGTCGCAACTACATAAAAAGACAGTGCAATACTTCGAGTTGTATTCTTATATACCTGAACCTCATCCAACCGACCGTATCCTGATGTTCTAACATATGATGGAGTGAAGCTGTCTGTTAGTCTTGTCAGAAATGCGTGGAATGAGACTATCTCATTTGTTCTAAGATCATGAAAATAGAATGGAACATACTCTGCATCTAGTGTATTTTCCATCCTCTCTACTATTTCTCCTGGAATTCTAGCATTAGGCCCTTCAGCAGAAGCATCTATGTATGTTTTCTTTATCAAGTTAGATCCCATCATCCCCTTTAGCGGATTAGTCCCATTAACTAATGTTCCCATATCCTCTGCTGCCCTCATCACATTTCTTGGAATCATGTATAGCGCAGGTGTAGAGCTAGTCCTCCATGCTAATGACAAAGATGTAAGACCGTCCTGTGTTCTACTCTTGGATACTCTAGTTCCTGGGCCGTCTGCAAGAGAATCTATATTCCACGGACCGACTGAATGATTTGAGTTTATTCCGGGCATTCCGCCATTCATCTTTAGTGATACATCTCCTATTGTTGCTGCAACATTAAGAATATTAAGAATGCCTGACATAGAGATTGAATTAAGTATGTTTGATAGTGAACTTGATGATGATGACGTGACACTTCCATTCATTATGTCACTATTTACTGTGGCAAAATATTCAAAGCTTCTTAAGACACTTCTTGCAACTGCTAGCCAAAATCCTGGTGCCTCCTGCACCTGCTGGTATTTTCCTATCTCGTCTGCCTGAGATGGATCTCCTCCAACAGACCCGTCGAATAAGACCAAAAATCCCTGATTTACAGCATCTGAATAAGGATACGTTGTGGGTGTTAAAACAGTATTTCTAATTAGCTCAAACTTTGCCTTAGTTGCTATTATTGTTGACTGACCTGCAAAGTATGGACCGTTTCCTAATCTAGCTCTCTTATTAACCATGTTGCTTATCTGACCAAATGTCTCCTGTGCAACAACAAGCATCGCAGCTATAGCAGCTGCTGCCTGTGCTATTAAGATATCTTGATTAAACTCAGATGAAAACTGTGTGTCAGACGTGTTGGTTGTACCAAAAGAGTATGTATATTTTGTGCTTGATAGATCGTCCTGAGTTAAGAAGCTTCCCTTTCCAGCTCTTGTAGACATTCCAGTCTTTGGAAATTGAGGAGTGTTATACGCTGATCTAGCTCTAAATAGCTCTGGGTCTATTTGGCGCATGGGTGTGTTAGGGTTATCTAGATTGTCATCCTTATCAAAATCAAAGGTATCTGGGTTAGAGCTGTCGCCAGGTGTAACTGAACTGTCCCAGCCTGCCATCTTTAGTAAGAGAGATGAGCCCACATCCTTAAGATTATCATTGATCATCTTAATTGAATTTTTATCAAATTTTCCTATCTGTGACTGAGATGTTGACGTTCCTGCGTCATTATTTCCAGCATCAAAGCTAGTCGTATCTGTTGGAACTGGTGCGTATGCCTTAAAGTCTACATTTGAGGGACTGAATCTATTGTTATTGGTTATAAAGCTTTCAACAGCCTCTTGGGCTAGTGACTCAGGGGTGTATGAAGTTGAATCTACCTCTGTGATTCCACTTTGTGGAATGGCATCTTCTCCATCAATGCTGCTTAGAAGGGTATTTCCAGATCGAAGCGGGCCCCCATTAACAACCTCTGTTCCGTCGTACTGCATCTTGGGACTCACCTTTCCAGTCTTATCAAGAATCTTATCAAGATCTTCACCAAACATACCACTATTTGAGTACGATGACATTACACTCCCAAGTGTGTCTCCCTGAGTTATAAAAGGCTTTGTTACGCCTGTATTTTCTGCTAGAACAATGCTGTCACCACGATTTCCTGAAGCTGCCTCTTTGTTTCCTCCTTCTACAGTAAATAAATTATCTGACATATCTACTATGAATTTTGCATAATCGCCTAGCAGCCCTATTGCCTCAACATCAAGATCTACGAGAGGCTGTCCTGTTCCCGGATCTATTCCTAGATCATCTCCCACCTTTGCAAGACCGTCAAAATCTTCATCCTCAACTGTGTACGTTATCTTATCAGATGTCGCTCCAATTGATCTTAAAAAATCTTTTAATTTTTCTCTTGCCATTCTTTTACACCCTCTTCAGACGTTAAGTGGTCAAGATTTTCTACCACGTTTTGAAATCCATCATCTGTTGATATTTTTTCACCAAAATCATTGATAAATCTCTCGTATCCCTCTAGTATTTTCATCATGTCATTCTCAAGCTTTTCACGATCTTCGTCGCTTAGCTTTTCAGCACAGCTTTTATACATTGGATTGTTCCTAACCTTATCTATTAATGACATAAATATCTCACCTATTCTACATTACCAAATGTGACTATTGTCTCTCCTGGTGATATTCCCAGGACCTGCTCTAATTTTTCTCTACCTATCTGTATCGTTAGTTGAACAGGCACCTCTGATGTCTGTGCGGCTGTGTTTGCATCTGACAATAGCTCTTTTATAGATAGCAGGTAGTTTGCAGACTCTACACTTTGCTCTAATACAGACTCAGCCATCTCCTCGCCTGCTCTCCTTGTTAGTTCAAGAATGTTTGCTATTGTGCTAGAACTTTCCTGTGCCTGCTCAGAGTTTATAGCAAGGACATTTGCAACCGTTCCGCCAGGTTCTTCCTCTATAGTCTCATCATCTCCGACAAGAAGTTGGAATATACCCTGATTACTTGTGCGTATTTCCTCGATATGACTGGTTGCTGCTGCGCCTAGCCCGCCAGTAGCGGCTCGTCTACCCTCACCGGCTGCTGCCTCCGCCTGTGCCGCTGTTGCCTCCTCTGTGGCTTTTCTTTGAGCATCTGCTGAGCTAGCAAGCTGTGACCATGTTGTTGTACCACCAGAAACAAAATCCCTTATCTCTTCTGAGCTCGCTGGAAGCATCTCTCTAACACTGGATATTGTGTCTTCGGTTATCGCACCCCCTTCTGACTTTATCTGCTCTAGAAGGGCCTTTGCGGTCTCCTGATCTGCCATGGTCTGTCTCTCTGCAGATGCAGCCTGGCTATTGAATATAAGCTGTAACTCTTCCTCCCAGTCCTCTCCTAGCTTCATTCTCTCTGCCAGTGATTTTCTCTCTTCCTTAGTTAAGTCTGAGTAGCTTGCTCCTAGACGGCCTATCTGCTTTGCCATCTCATTGTACATGGTTCCTGACGTTTTGACCTGTTTCTTGAGTTCCTTTGTAGCGATATCTGTCATATTGCTAAATGAATTCTGAGCGCCAGCATCTATCCTATCAAACGAGGCATCAAAACCCTCTCTCATCATTCTAGAGACCTCAGACTCAGACTTACCTGCTAGGCCAGAATCTTTCCACAACTCCTTCATTCGTTTGATCATGGCATCGAATTTAGACTCGATACGTCCGTAGGCTTCAGTGAATCCGTCCACCATGGTATTAGGAATCTCACCATTGACACCTGCTGCTTCTGCCATAGTGGTCGCTGAGGTTGAAGCCATCTCTGTCAATTCGGCGGCTATATGTGATGTGGATTGTTCAACAGACAGTGCAGCATCTTGCATGCCAGACGTGAGATCTCTTTCAACCATGGTACGCAGTGCTTCTCCTGATAGGTGAGCAGCATCCCTGATCATGTCTATGTCATCTGTGACCGCTGCGAGTGAGTCCTTTGGATCCATATCTTCGGATGCGGCGGCTAGGTCCTCCATACCACTTATTGCAGCCCGTGGATCTAGAAGCCTCTCAACAGACTCAACATCCTTAAGCTGCAGCTGAGACTGAATAAATCTCTTCTCATAGAGGGTTAGCGTGTCTACAGACTTTCCTGCAGCGAGAAAGCTCTCCCTCATGTCCCTTAGGAACTTGTCCTGATCAGTGTTTGCAGACTCCATCATGGCCATTGCATCCATCTGAAGACCGAATACAGAGGTTAGATTGCTAACTGTTCCAGCTGCCTGATCAAACCCCTGGAATTTTCCAAGCATGCTCCCAAGGTCCTGGTAGTCTATCCCTATCTGCAATAGCGCTGTAGAGATTCTAGCTGCCTCTTGTACATTAACATTTCCAAAGTTTTGAGTGTCAGCTATTATTCCCTCTATATTCTTTGATATCAGCTTCGATGATATTCCAGTTCGTGCCTCAATCCCCTTTGCTGCAGCAGCGGCTTCCCTGAGCATGTCAGTTCCAGCCTTTCCTGTGAGGCTTATCTGACGCTGAACGAATGTTCCAATCTGATCCTGAGATAGTCCTAGACCCTTTCCAAAGACAGCCATCTCCCTGACAGTCTCTTCTGTGGCATCTCGTGTCATTCTTAGTGAGTTTATCGGATCATATGCGACCTTATTAAAGTACGACATATAATCTTCCAGATTATTAAATGCCATCTGTATTGGCTGATTCTGGATCCTGAATGCTGTATCCCCGACATTCGTATAATCTTCGTACGTGGCTCTAACAATTTTTCTCATCTGGTTGGATAATTCGTGTGCACCAACGTTTATATCTTCTCCAAGACCTCCAAACTGTCGCTGTATTTCGCTTACGGCCCTTCTATTCTCATCGTCGACATACGATGAGATCGACTTCCCAGCTCCATCCCACGTTTTCTCAATATTTGATAAAAGGCCCTGTGACGCAGCGCCTACCGTGGCCATTCCCTCTGCTGCCTCTGATGCTCCGGCTGCGAAGCCTCCGACTCCATCCTGGAGGTCCTCTGAGCCTGTCCTAAGATTAGAACCAGCCTCTCTATATGCCGCTGATATCTCTGCGTCAACTGACGCCATATCTAAAGCAGCACCCTCTGCCTTTTGCTGTATAAGACCGTGTATTCGAACCTGCTCTAAGAGAGATTCATTAGCAAGCTTTATAGATTCATTAACTGCATCTACTAGACGTTTTTGCTCTTGTAATTCTCGTGAAGTAGCCACGCAAGCCTCCGGCTATACATATTCAGTAAACGAAGATCACTTAAAGCTCTTTTCACCAGAAGACTTAATCATATCATCGACACGCTTCATGTTATCCTGCATGCTTGATGGTCTTTCCGTCTCCTGTTGACCCATTTTTTTCTTTCTTGCGTCTGATCTCTTCTATAAACCACCGCCTATATGTCACAGGAAGCCCTCTTACATCAGAGTAACTCATATTGAGGTGATACTGAAGTAGAAATGCCTCTTCTAGAAAAGACTCTCTCCACTCAGTCCGACGGCCAAAAAAACCCGGCGCCGATCGGAAGAGAGACACGAGATTCCTGATTGCATTGAGCGCAGTTCATCCATACAGACATATCAATTCCTGGCTCATTATTCTCGATAAATGTTCTTAACTTTCTCGAGTCTAGGGCAGGCATGTCTTTGACAAATGCGTTTATCTTGTTTCTATCACTTACTCCATCAATTGAAACAATTAGCTGCTCAAGTCTAGAAGTGACAAGACTATCAATTTTTGCGTCAGGCATCATCTTTCTGCGGCGCTCAGCCGTCAGATTCATCTCTTCCTCATCAGCCCCCCTTAGGAATCTGAAATGGACCTCTTTCCCTGTGACGGGAAGAGTAAATAAGAATATATTCTCTCCTTCTCTAATGGGATCTAAAGACAACCTTTTTATTTCAAGCCCAGATAGGTCAAAATCTTGGTTGCCTTTCTTTCCACATTCTGGACAGCTAACATCTGCCTTATATGCAGTCCCATACCCGGTGATTCTCACCGAAACCATTAGAGCATTTCTATCTCCAATTAGCATATCTCTAACGTCAACATTATCATCAACTAGACAAGACTCTAAAAGTGTAGTTATCACTATTCCCTGCTGAATAAGCGCTCGAGATGAAAGAATATCCTCCTCTCTAGCTGTCATAGACTTAACATGCAGAATATTTCTATTATGAAGTGCTGATCCCTGTGGATAAACCTTACCCTCAGAGGGAACAGGAACTGCTTCAACAGGCACATCCCATCCAAAATCATCCTTCATTACACTGTGTTTTTGAATACTTGGTTGGTCTGACAAAACTTCCTCTTTCTTTATTCTAAAATAATACTAGGATATGTGTAAAGGTAAATTAAAATAAAAAGCCCTCCTGAATCAGGAGGGCTTTAAATAAATAAAATTTTTAAAATCAGTATTGTAATACGGCGTTATCGTACCGTAGTGTGATGGATATCTCTACAGGGTCTGTGTCATTTTCATATGTAAGGTTATTAAATGTTGCGTCCTGTAAAAACGCTCCCTTTATATCCCAGAGCTCCACCACTGTTCCAATGGGATCAAGAAGCTTGAGCTGACAGTCACGCTTATAAAAGTCTGCATACCCAGCACGTCCAGACACAGACTCATAGTGTGTTCTAATCCACTCCATGACTTGTTGAGCTCCCGAGGGTGCGATCGGATCATACAGTGTTAGCGCGATCGGATCAAATGTGAGCCTCCCTGATACATAACGCTTCGCGTTGATCCAGGGAATTTCCTTTTGAGCCAGAGTAAATTTAGGTCTGCTAGTTGTTTTCATCAAAAAGGCATCAATGCCCTCTATCGCAAAAATCCACCTAAACTGCCTTTTGGGCTCAAATTTATTAGGTAACATATCGGTGACGGATAACGTCTCAGCCATTTTTTCTATCTCCTAAAGAGTTTATCATTCTTAAGTATCTACCTTGCAAAATTTATTCTATGCATTTTGAAACGCATCTCCTGCATTTGTAACAACAAAGTCAAGTGCTATAAATTCTGCCGTACGTGTAGGCTGCAAGAATATCTTACCCCTTAGGGTGTTATTCTCAATATCAGCCTGCGTTGTTGTTGTTGCATCGATTACAACCTTGTATCTATCAACACCACTTCTCTCCTGCACGCTCTGCAATATTGGCGTAACAAGAGCATTAAACCTATCAAGAGTCTCCTGTCTATTTGGTTCAAATAGCATAGTATTTGCAACAGCTCTAACAGATCTTCTCACGTTTATGAGAAGCCTTCTAACATTGACCCTGTCTAGTGAAGAGTCTGTTGCAAGAAGAGTCTTTTGACCAAAGACCATCAATCCTGTTCCTGGGAATGCTGTGATCGGATTTATATCTGCATCATAGAGTGTATCCATATTTGCCTTGCTAACAGGAACCTTGGCATACAAGGAGTCCTTTAGCGCGCCTCTTGTAAATCCTGCCGGTGCAAACCATGGGTACCCAATTGAATCGTTTATTGCAAATGCGCCCAATACTGCGACTGAGGGCGGTGCCTGAACATTTGTTTTTGTCGTGGGATCTGTCATGATAACATCAGGAAAATACGCCGCAGCAAAGGAGGAATTTAATCCTCTATTCTTAAAGGCTGCCACCGTGTAGGCTACACTTGGATTAGAGACTGATGATGTTACAACTGTATTTATCTCATCTCTCTCCTCTATGTCCATTATATAAAGTGCATCAAATCTATCTTCAATAGCATCTATTGCGTATGTTGTAACAGAAGAATGCCTTATTCCAGGTATAACTAAGAGATTTATATCTACGTCTGCCTTTGTTGCCATCATGTCGACGGCCTTTCTATATGCAGCTACTGTGGGACCATTTGTTCCCCCTTGATTTGATTCATCATCCATCTCTCTTTTAACTGCTGCATTTGCAAGAGCCACTCTATCCCTATTGAACATGTCCGTTCCGTCAAATCCTCCCTGAAGGACGAACGTGAACTTTCCAAACCTTCTATTTCCCTGAGTCTTTAGATCCGAGACCTTTAGTGCTCTAGTCTTATTTGACTCATTTGCAGTTATGGATCCTTTTCTCACGTAAGATGCGCTAACCCACTCGTTAACATCCGCTATAGTATCTGATCCTGTTCTAACCTTAATTCTCTCAAGAGAGAATAGATTATTATTAAATCTATCACAGTCTAATACTGTTCCTCCTGAATCTGCTACTCCAGGATTATTTCCAACAGAAAATTTTCTGTTAGAGACTGCGAAATCTGGGAAATATTTTACTCTAGATCTCCATGTATTATCTTGAACAGCAGAAAGATTGGGCTTTGAAACTGATACCTTTCTAGAAAGCTGACATCCCCAATAGAAAGCTGAATTTGTCTTCTTATTGGGAGATGTTCCTACTGCTACACTTTCTCTAAACTGAACTGGCGGCGTTACAGCTCTTCTATATGAAATAGCACCTTGCCCCTGAAAGCGCGGGTTGCTTGTGGCATCACCAACTGTAGACAATATGCTGCTTCCAGATGTGACAAGGTGACTAAGACCTCTAAATCCTAGCGGAAGCGAGTCCTGTGGAACCTCTCCTGCCTTGAGCCCAGCACTCTGTTCTATCCTAATGTAATTTGACATGACAGGGTGATTTCCCTTGACAACTAACTTTTGTGATGCTGTTGCTTGATCAAAGTCAAAATACGTATTTTGATCCCCAATGACACGAGCTATAAACTTATCACTAGAAGGATCAAGTGAAAGACCTCTATAGGACTCTAGAGGAATCTTCTCTTCATCTGTGTCATCAAACGCTCTTACAACAAGATCAAAGGTTCCATATAGATATGAGTCAACCAATGACGGCTTTATATTCTCAATTGATATCTTAAAGAGATCATTACTAAATTCTCCATCTGATATTGAGAATATTCTGAATAGACTGTGCCTTGTTCCTGCATAGTCTTGTGATATTACGGCAGGAGATCGCGGTGCCCTGAATCTATCCTCAAACGACTCATAGTCTGGAACTGATGTATTTCCTGTATCTCTAGCTAATGAGCTAGTTAGAATAAACGCTATATCTTCCTGTACACCAGCTGATGTATAGCTTTGGAATCCCGGATGTATGATTCCTGATCCTGTTGCCTTGCAGAATGCTGGGTGGATGTCGTATCTAGCATATAGCAGGTGACCCTTCTTCTCCATCTCAAGCGGATCTGTGTTAAGAACGTTTCCAAAGTAAGCTGGTGACTCTAGGTCAAATGACGCTGTAATTATATTTGGACCGTCACCTGAATTCTTGTGACCGTTTATAAGTATTACGAAATTCTGAGTCGCAAGATTCATTGTTCCTGTCATCGCGCCGCCGTATGCGAAGCTGGCGGGACCTATCATTCCGTTTCCAGCTGATGCTGTAACAGCACCAGTTCCAGGAGTATTGCTGGCCTGACCTGATCCAGACAGCGACAGTATAACCCCGGACGGAGCCATGAGGACACCGCGAATAATAGGGTGAGCTCCTGTTCCGGCTAAAATTGAAGCGCCTTGTATTCCGGCATCTCTAAGCAGTGAAGACCCCGCTGAGTCAGAAAGGAAACATCCAAGGAAGTATGTCCTACCCAGGTCACTGTACGGGCTAGTTGCGTAAGAATTTCTTGCTACAACACCTCTCTCTGATACCTGCTGTGATCCAACGACAAATCCTGCGCTTGTAACCTTTCCTGTGCTAGTACTTCTCTTCTTACAATCTCCTGCTCCAAGTACCCTTATATATGTTAGAGCCTGTGCTGTCTTTAAAAACTGACTAACTGCGAGTGGGCCAAATTTTTCACCGTCTGTGTTTCCAAATAGTTGTGCAAAATTTCTATAACTGGCTATCGTAACTGGGACAAAAGCAGGTCCCTGATTAGCAGTTCCCACAACACCCGCAGGGGTTCCCACAGGACCTGCAACTGAGGGCGCTGAAAGGTCTATTTCAGTTGCTGTAACACCGGCACTGTTAAAAACTGTCTCAGCCATTTATCTCTCCTAAAGATTCTATCAATATGTATCCGTTACTCAAAACTTACTCCAGCATTAGTGATGATAAAGTCTATAGCTATAAACTCTACAGCTCTTGTAGGAACGACAACTATCCTTCCATTAAGAATGTTATTTTCCACATCCTCTTGAGTATTATTGCTGGAATCCATCACAACCTTGAATTGATCAATTCCCTGCTGACTCTGAACCAGAGATAACAACGGCGTCGCCTGAGAAACGAACCTAGCTCTTGTCTCAGGTGTGTTTTGCTCAAAGACTATCTTATTTGCTACATCGACAATTATTCTCTTAACCTCTAGAAGCATCCTTCTCACATTAACCCTGTCAAGTGATGTTCTTGCCTGCTGTAGTGTCTTCTGTCCGAATATTACAAATCCCGCACGTGGGAATGTGGCAATTGGATTAATTTTAGCGTCATAAAGTTCATCTCTATCTGCCTGGTTTAGGCGAACCTTTACGTTTGTTACAAAATCAAGTGAACCTCTGTTAAACCCAGCTGGAGCAAACCATGGGTAGGCAACATTATCACTAAACCCTATGGCACCAATAACTGCAACAGATGCTGGTACATCAACTAACTGATTGTTAATTGGATCATTAATGGTAACATCTGGGAAATATGCTGCAGCATAATTGTTATCTAGTGCTCTAGATTCAAGATCTTCTAGTGTCTTGCTTACACTTGGGAGCCCGCCTCCCTCAAATACCCTGTTTCCATCAGAGTTATACCCGGGAATCTCCATTATATAGAATCCTTTTCCATAATCCTCAAGCTGATCGAGAACATAGTCTGTTAGGGCTGAATCTCTGATTCCTGGAATTGCTATGATGTTTGCTCGAGATGACATTGGATCTGTAAGAATTTTTGCTGCAGTCCTGTATGATGCTATGATATTGTTTGTCTTTCCTATCCCAAATGCATTTTCATTAGTATCTAGACCAATATCAAGCGTTGCTACAGCCTTTCCTCCAGTGTCTCCCGAAGATGCTCTATCATTCATTCTTGCCATATCTTTATCAAGAATATTAACACCATCAAATCCACCATACATCATGTTTGTAAACTTTGAGTAATCTACAAACTTATTAAAGTATAGCGATGAAGTCATGGCTAGGAGTGTAGCAAATGTAACTCGCTTTGTTATATACCCATCGTTAATAGCGTATGTTGAAAGATCTGGGAAGCCATCTCTAATATAGGCTGTCTCTAGCATGTGCTCCTTGACAGTTCCTGTTATTGCATTGTTTGCTGTGGCCCCAAGGTTATCTAGACCAGAAGACTGCTGTACTGCATTTTTAAGAGCAACACGCGCCAACGTAAACTTATTACAATTAAATTCATCTGCTCCTGAACCTGTGACGAGTGTGTCTAGCTTCTCTATCCCTAAGAATTTTGAGTAGGATCTAAATAAACTATTTACCTCAGTTGAAGCATTTGAGTTTAAAATGGCATTTGATAATGAGCCAGTTCTTGGAATGCTATCAAACTTGCATCCCCAGTAGTATCTTGAATCTGCTATCTCCTCAGATCCTTGTTGACCTACGAATGCAGGAGAGAGCTTAACATTTCCTCGTGTACACTTAAACCTAAGCGGTACTGGAGGAAGAATTGACATACTTAAAACAAGAGCTGTTCCGCCCAGTTCAGACGAACCAGGCTTTGAGAAAGTTAATCTTCCAGGACCAAGAGTTCCGTTTGCTGCAGAACCTCTACTAGCGCCTCCAGGATTAGAGTATGTCCCTCTAATGCTTCCAGAATAATCTGTTAGTGTGTCATTGGTCTTGACGACAGGAAGACCTCTGAATCCAAATGGCATCGCATCTTCTGGAACTTTTTTCTGTTCCATTTCTGTGCTTAGTATGACTCTGATCCTAGACGACTTGTTTGGATACTTACCCTTAACGAGCAATCTTCTCTCAGACTCTAGCTCTGCATCAAAGTTATAGTATGCCTTAAAATCACCTATTTTTTTCGATATAAAGTTAGGATCATTTGGATTCAGAGTACATATCGGATATCTCTCAAGAACCTTCGGCGATGTGTCAGAGTCATCAAATCCTCTAACCTCAACAGTAAATGTTCCATACGGATCCTTGGGATTTGTTGGCTTCTTTAGATTTGATATAGAAATCTTGTACTTCTCATTAGCAACAGATCCATCTGATATAGTCTCAAAGTAAAATAAATTCCACTCTTTCCTTCCATACGGCTGTGATATGAAGTATGTTGATCTAGGTGTCGTGTACCTGGTGTCAAATCTACCAAATCCATCTCTATATGTTAGGTCAGATACTCCTGATGCAGCGGATCCTGAAGCTGATCCAGAACAAATAGCTATTGATCTATTAGATGTGGCAACTGTCATGATCTCATCTGCTACAGGAAAATCAGCATAAAGAAGATGCTGTTCTGATTCAAACCTCTCTGGATCAGTATTAAGTACATTTCCAAAATAATTTTCATCTGTTGGATTAAGAGATGCTGTAAATACTTTTACGTTAGAATATCCATCTGCTGACCAGTTTGCTGCCGTAGATGAGAGGACGAGCTTAAATGTCTTGTAAAGCTTATCTGATGAGGTTGGGTTGACATTTGCCATGTCATCTGATACATTAGTCGGTGAATAGGTCTGATTATAATCTAGAACCTCAAATCTTGTTCCTGTAGCAGAAAAAAGCATACCGCGAACAATATTAAAGCCCTGATCCAGATCCTGGCCTTTAAAGCTATTGTTTGAAGAAAATATCGGATATCCAACAGACTCATTAGAAGATGTTACGTGTCTAGCACATAAAAATTGCACACATCCTTTATGGCCTCCCAGTGTGGCATCTGATGAAACTGCTGTCCCTATTACCTTAAATCCTGCGTGTCTTACTATTCCTGCGACCCTAGTGTTCTCTATGTCAGTTACTGTCTCATTTGCTCCTGCGCCCAATACCCTAACATATGTTGCTGCAGTTCTATTCTTCAAGAACTCCCTTACAGCATATGGGCCGAACATCTTAGAGTTGAGGCTTCCAAATTTCTTTTCAAAATCTGAATATGATCCAACAGTCACTGGAACGAATGCAGGCCCCATCTCAGATGTCCCTGCAACACCTGCTGGTACTCCAACGATCTCAGACACTCTCTGCGAGAGGTCGATTTCGTTTTCAAAGAATCCAGGTGATCTAAACGTTTGTTCAGCCATCAACAAATCTCCTGTGCTTGTCTCTACAGTTATAACTATCGCTCAAACGATCAATTGTCCTCATCAAGCACGGTATCAAATTGACTTTCTAGATCAACGACTATTCTTGAACTTGCAACTGTTTCCCCCGATCTCTGATGACGAGTTTTTATCTTAACCCACCTCTTAGATTTTTCACCTGTAAATGGGTCAATTATCGTATCAAGAAGTCTTTCTGATCCCTGCCCTCTCATAGAGGGAGTATGCCCTTTGATGTCGATATTTTGAACATCATTCAAGATAAATTTATTTAAGTCTCTGTCTCCATCTGGTGATCCATTAACAGTCTTCACCTCTGTGCTGACTTGATTATATCCAAATTCTATTTGAGGTGCTGAAATAAACTTTCTGAACGGCTGGGGTAGACCCTCATGCTGCTGTGCAAGAATATATGTCGGTACTGTCATATTGAAGGAATATCTAACTATTCTTTCATCAGATGAAAAATCTGTCAGGTTGTCAGCAGACGTCAGTGTAGGTTTAAGAAAAGCCACATATTGATATCCATCTTTGGACTCTATGAGAAAATCGTGCCCCTGGCCGCTGAAAAATGAGAATAGCATTTCCATCATTTGATTCATATGCTGCATATACTGTGTCCAAAATATTATCTCATAGTCTATTGCAACAAATTTTGGGTATGGCACCGTTATTATCTCAAATATATTTTCACCTAAATTATTTTTTAAAAGGCTTCCATTTGGATCATCTAAGAATGAAAGATTATTATCATTTCTTCTAGATGCCACCTTTCCTACTTTTGAAATATTTCCTGGAAATATATTATTACTATCAAAATTAGACCTTGCAGCAACATTTGATTGATTTTTTAATCTTAGTTTATTAATAATTTTTTGATAATCTCTATCTCTAGGATCGAGCCTTTTTCTAACGACATAGCTCTGTTGATTTCTATATGCTATGGCTGTCTTGTACCCACCTTGGCTAGGGCCATGATCAAGATTTGTTCTTCTAATTGAAATAATAGGAAGTATGAGAGCATTATTTCTATCACGTATGGGTGACTTTCTTCTTGTAAGTGCAAACCTCTCTCCGGTTGCAAAAACCACGGGAACCATTTTAGTCGTATTATCTATCTTAATTTGAAATGGTATCGTTTCGTTAAATAGGTTAAACAATGCCCTATCTGTCTCTTCTATCCCCGATGCAGGAATAAAAAAGTCTTCAGGAACATTTCCTTCATACCCACCATCTAGTTTTCTATCAGACATATCTAATTAACTCTCATCATAAAATGCAGAACCTGCTCTTCCTGCTCCCTTTGGTGTTACCTCTCCTGGTCCAGAAATAGGCTTTGTAAGAACATCGTTTTCCTGTAATGCTCTAATGTCTCCTGTCGGGCCTTCCACATTCATAGCAAAACCTCTCTGCTGCACAAAGGTTTCCTGGACTGCATCTGGATCTGAGTATGCTTCTGATGTTGGTCCAAATATCTTTGATGTAAATTGACCCTTTCTAGACTGCTTGCCGGTTATAGTCAAAAATCCTTTATGCTCGATCTCTCCATATATTGTATTTGAATCTGGAGCCTGTATAACCTCAAAAAATACAGAGCCATAACTAAAAAAGTCGCCCTCAAGAATCTGTATTCCCTTATCAAGCAGATCTCTTTCTTGTATATACGCTTCAATTGTATAATATTCCTCACTTCCAAATACATTTGCTCTAATTTCTTGAGGCTGATATTTTACAAGTGCTCCTATCTCTATGGGATTTTCAAAAACTTTTTCTGGTGCCTCTTCGTATACATCATGCACCTTTGATTTTATCTCAGATATAGGAAAATAATATATCTTCTGGCCCACTACATCCTTGACGATCTCTTTTCCAATATCGTTTATAAAATTTATCTCTCTTGGTGTTATAAAAAGCCTTGACACTGTCTATCCCATAAATATTGACCAGCCATTTGGCATTGGAACAAATTTTAATTGTTTATTAATAAACTCTGCTCTAGATGCAGCTGTTTCGGCTAGCTTATCATATGTCATTGTTTCAAGCATCTCTTTGAGCTTTGTAACAAGTGAATCTCTATCTGCTCTTCCTTGATCCACAAGAGATGTTCCGTTTAATGTAAGATCAGATCCAGGTATTGGAATTGTGCTAAATTTTGACCTGATTAATCCAAGCTGCTCTCTACTTAAGGCCAATGTGTACTGTCTTATCCACTGTCTTCCTATGCTGTTAACGTTGTTATACTCAAGATTTCCAAACGGAATGTCAGATAGATTTGAAACACCTGATATTGTCTCATCAGTGAATGAGGGATTAAGGGGATCAGAAAAGAATTTCACTCTTAAGAATAACTTTTTAGGATTGATATTTGTCGGGCATGGATATATTCTTATATTTGTTCCGACCACCTTATATGAATAATTTGATCTTCTAACCCTGTTAGATAGATCAAGCTGTCCAGCTCTAAGAATGTCCTCAAAGACCGGCAATACATAAAATATTGTTTCTGGTGTAAAAGATTCAAATGAAAACTCATTATTCAGATAGTTAATCGCTGATGTTGTATCAAAAAATCTATATGCAGCCTGTGGTGAAAAGTGAAAAACCTCACTTATTTGAATCTTTGTTCTAGGGCTATTTCTACTTCCTGAAACGATAAGATTTCCACTTGCATCCTTTAGCTCCTTATAGATATCATAGTCTTGTACGTCCTGTCTCAGCTCTATTGATCCAGACATCATATTATATGCGCCACCGACTCCAGCCTCAGAAGCATACGGCTCGGCAACTCTTGTTAAGAAATCAAGATTTTCTCTAGGATATTTTCCTTCTGATCCAGACATCACTCCTGATGATCCGGTTATTGGCATTCCTAAAAACTGAATCAGCTGTGACTTTGCCTGATATTGATTTAAAATTGAGCTAAACTCTAGTGTTGATTCTTCTAAGTTTGCCCATATCTGCTTTTTTGTCAGCTCAACTGATAATATGTCGTCGCCTAACTTTCTTTTAACAAAGACTATAACATTATCAGCCTCTGTTTGAAAGTTTGACTCACTATTAAAAAATCCAAACGGAGTTGGATTACTTGTATTAGCAAAAGTAGCCACATGACACCTATGATTGAGAACAACTCTACCAATAAGTATCTCTAAGACTTAAATGATTCTATCTTTCTTGTATCTGGTGACACTAAAAATGATATAAAATTAATAATAGTTTCTTTATATCTAACTGTAGCAGTGATATTAAAAATTATAAATTACTTTTTAGAAGGTCTTCCTCTTTTTTTTGAAGCTGTAGTGCTATCACTTTTTACAGGTTCTGAAATCTGAACAGCACTCTTCTCTAGTGCAGGAGGTGAATGAGCAGGCTGTGTGGTTGTCTGAGAATGTGTTTGCTGCTGATTTTGTGAAAATGATCTAACTGCTACACTTAAAACCTCAGCCTCCTCAAGTGTGTAAATTCCCTTTCTCTGAGCAACTCTAACACCATTTACTAAAACTGTGAGAGCATTCAATTGATCCTCATACGTTGCCATTATTTCTCCTAATTCATTTATATGAAATTATAATCACAAAAATCATGTTGTAACACGCACAATAAAAAAAAGGCGACTTAAAAGTCGCCTTTTTAATTCAAATATTCTAGAAAATATCTTAATCTTGTGCGTTACCGATGCAACTAATTGTTGGAGTCGTGGTTGTCGTAATAACTTCAACATCAACAAAGTCACCGGCTTGTACACCACTTGAGGCTATAAACTCCACTCCAGTATTGGCGTTATTCGCCTCATCCAGGAAGACAATATCCGTTGCGGCTGCACCGGCTGCGTCTAGAAGCATTCCCTTGAATGGTGTCGCTGTACCGAGCGCACTAAACCCAGCAGAAGCTGTTAGAAAAATATTATTTGTTAGAACAGCTGCTTGAGAACCTGTAAGCGTGAACCTTGCCTTCCATCCAGCAACTGCTGGGATATGAACGGTATAGATTGCAGAGTGATCACCTAATAAAATTGTCTTTCCGCTGTGAGATGCAGATAGCATACAGTCAGCACCGCTGAAACCAGATGTTCCTGGAGATACGACAACTCTCTCCTGTAGCATTCCGCCGAGAGATTGTCCATTGAGCTTTACACTTTTCTTAAACGTTGTTGTACTTTGAACATCTACACCAGAACCTGCCTCCTGGACAAGTCCCTTACCATCTGTAATTGTTACCTTTGGCATAATCTTTCTCCTTTGTCCGCATGATTCCAATTCGCCGGCGGGGTCGGTTGATTATATGAACTGGGCCTAATACTACATATCCCTATGGGGTTAAAATATCATTATAAAGTAATATAATTATCTAAAATCCAGCGATTACAGAAATTGCTATTAGTCCAGGCAACCTTTGCTTGACATACACGCCTGAAAATAATGTATCTGTCCTTCCCCCTACATAAGAAAAAGCTGCTTCAAGGTTCTTGCTCACACCTGGATTAGATGCCATCTCAGGAGTAACTATTAACAGCATCACTCCTGTTGATGCTTTTCCAGCTGGAGCAGGGCATGGAGATGATTTTAAGCATCCCTGATAGAGAATTGATCCCAAATCTTGTCTGTTTACATCTCTAGCAACTGTGCTTCCAATGACCATTCTTCCTGTCGTGCTAAGCACTCTCTCAAGATCCTTGGAGTCAAATGATTGTATTGGAGACGTCTCATCTGCTAGCTTCAAAACTTGCCATAGCAGCTTTGCAAAATTTCTATTCGCTGAGGGATATAGGTCAAGCATTCCGACCTTTCCCCTTAGCAGCTGAAGCTGTTTCTCATTATCAATCATGATGTGTGGATGAAGAGCAACGTCAGACATTAAAGATTCATAATTTGCTGCTATTGTAGGATTGAGCAATTCCTGAGCAGTCGGTCTTGTAACAATATATACTACCTGGCCCGCTGCCTCTACTGATCTGAGGTATCTATCAAATGCTCCACCTAGAATATTGGAAGCGCTTCCTGTTCCTCCGCCGCCGCCGGCAATAACAAAAAGCCAGTCTACCTTTCCTATTCTAGTTCGAATAGCATCTTCAACAAGCGCACTATTATTTTCCAAAACCTTCTTTCCAAGTGCTATGTCTTTACCGACTCCATCAGCACCAGGCAGCAAAAGAAAATGCTCAGCCGAGACTCCCTCTGGCTGATCCTTTACAGTTGTATTTATGAGAAGAGTCTTATTAAATCCAAGATCTAGAAATGCCTTGGCGAGTTTTCCTCCCCCACCGCCGATTCCAAGAAATGCACACTTAATTGCAGATGCGGCAGAATTTTCAGGAAGCATCCTTTCATCTGCGGTAACCGGATCATCATCGTACGCTTCAACGAAATCAAAATCATCAAAATCACCCTCATCTACTACAGGTGATTCATATTGAGAATGTTCAGGTTCTTCTTGAACATTATGACCTTCATTTATCTGTGTGTCTGTATCTTGGTTACTCATTTGGGGCTCCTGTATTTCTTGTGGAGGCTGTCGTTGATCTTTTAACTCATTCGCAACATCCTTTAATGTCTCCTTGGCTGCTTGCTGGTAAAAGCTATCATTTACATCTGACATTATCTTATTATCCTCTTGTTGTTCATCTGCATAGAAAAAACTCGTCTTTATAGAGCTTGTCATGACATATATTACTCATTATTCCACATTTATAAATATCTAGCTGACAAACATCTATCACAAATAAAAAAGGGGCGCCTCTATGAGGCGCCCCTTAGTAGCTCATCTCTAAGGATATCTTAGATTATGTTAAGATCAAGAACCGTTACTGTTCCGTAGAAGTCAGCACGAACCATCTTCTTACCATACCGAGTCATCACGCCCTTGCGAGGTGTGAAGTCTTCGGGGGCGAAGATAGTAGGAGTGACGATCAACGGCACGTAAGGTGCGTAGACATATCCTGTCTCAAGGTAGCTTCCACCCTTGTATCCAACTAGGACCTTATTCCGTGGGAAATAGGGATCCTTGTAAACCGTGAAACGGTTACTTAGGGAACCAATGGGTGTCGCACCAAGCGAGAATGGATTACTTGTCTGACCAGATCCATCAATAGTGATGTTGGGCTTGTAGAGCACCGAAGCCTCAAAGATCGTTGCGACCTCCGGGGAGCAAACCACGAAGTTAGCAGAACCTCTAAGGGTCTTACGGTGAATCTCATTAGCAACATCGATGATGGTCTCAACAAGAGTCTCATACCACTCACGAACTGTACCAGTGAACTGAGGACCTGAAGCTAATGTGCTGGCCTTTGTTGCCTCAGCTGCAGTCTTCTTGTTAACGAACTTACCAGGCATACGTGACCAGTAGTAGTTAGCACCTCTCGCCTCTGTGAGAAGATCATTGAGAATCTCACGATCAATCTCTAGTGCGATCTGCTCGGAAAGGATCTGAGTTAACTCAACCTCAGCGTCAAGGCTGTGGTATGCGTTAAGATCCTGTGCGAGTTCCGGTGACCAACGAGCACGTAGCTTACGAGTCGCGGCTGTAACTGCGATTGACTCAATCTTGATGTCAATCTCAGGAATGACCGGACTTGGTGTAGCTGCGAAGTTAGACTCAAAGGTCGGAATCGTCAACACATCACCATCTGTACTATTAACACCAAGGTTAGGTGCCAGTGCATATGATGCAGTGAGGTCGGTAGACCCGTTCGCCGCTGTAGAGGGACCTGCATACGTTCCTGATACGACCATTAACAGTGCCGCATTGGCTGTTGCTGTCGTAACCAATGGTTGGGACGTGAACTGTCCACCCGAGTACGTTCCAAGCTGGTTGAGACGTCTAAGGTTAAGCACGTTCTTTCCACCCTGCCACTCATCAGACAGAGCTGCAATAGAGTCTGCCAAGTTTGTGGGAGAGCTTTGGTTACTACCACCTGTGTTAGTTCTACTTGCTGAGAACAATGTGATGTCCTTTGCATTAGTAAGATCAAGACCAGAAACACCACTAAGATCTGTGAGATCAAAGATTAAGAACTGGAATCGACCACTGCCAACACCTGAGGTATCTCCCTCGATCTTCGTAGTGACCTGTGGATCAAACTGAAGGTGACGTCCATCACTTCCTGTTGCAGCAGCAAGACGACCACTCTGTAACGAGGCATTACCCTGCCACGCACCAGATGCTAGAAGTGTTAGTCTACTATTAGCAGAGGTTCCACTGATTGTCTTGTGAACCTTAGAGTAGGTAGCACCAACTAGATCATACTGACCACCGGTTGCGAGTGATCCTGATCGGACACCTTTACCTGTGGGGTTGTTATAGATTGATGTTCCCTTCTGATAGGTCTCAGCAGCAGCAGTGCCCTCAGTTCCGTCTGTGAGACTTGCATCACCACCGACGTTATCACCGTAGGTGTAATCCAGATAGAAGAGCAGACCAGAAGGAAGGCTCATTGGCTGAATAGAAACAAGCTCGTTGGATACGAGACCACCGAAGACACGACGAACGATCGGGAATGCGATATTTGTGAAGCCTCTGACGTCGCCAGAGGAGGCGAGGTTACCGCCACCTGTTGATAGAGAGTTTTGCTCTCTCAGGAGCTGAGCAGCCTGATTTTCAAGAAGTCGAGACATGGTCTCCCGACCATGATCATGCAGGCCTCGAAGAAGTCCTGTTCGGGACCACTTTTCGACCAGTCGCATACCTTCAGCACCAATATTTCTATCTCTGATGCCTTCAGTAAGCTGATTTAGTGTGAATGACTTTGCCATTTTTATTTTTCTCCTATAATGCAGTTAATGATAAAATTCACTTGATTCCGGCTAGCGTCGCCCATCTATTCACCTGATCGTCAGCTGAGTTGGCCGAAGACCGCCCAGTGACCTTAGAAGATGATCCGATAGCTCTGCGAACCGAAGATTCATTCATTGATCCTGACTTGCCCTTATCAAAGGATTCCGTCAGGCTCCTGTAAAGTAGCTTTACTTCTCTCAAGCTTCTAGCATTGTCAATGGACTCAACAACCGACTTTCTCTGAGCCGGTGTTATTTCCTTGCTTTGCAGAAGCTTATTTACATAAAGAAGCTTAGCATTAAACAGGTTTAGATCTGTCAACTGCTCACGAAGTGTTTCAACAGCACCTCTGTATTCCTTGAGCCTCACCGAGAGAGATCGATTATTACGTCTCTCATTTCTAAGTTGTTCTGAAAGAACATTTAACTTAACTTGTAGAGGATCCTTTCCAGGTTTTCCTCCTCCGAAATCTGCGCCTCTTGGCATCTTACCACCAGAGCCGCCATAAGAATTCTTTACACCAGACTTTCCAGAGCCTTTTCCGCCCCAGCTATCTTGCATGTCGCTCTTTATTCCCTTAATCTTTGTGAGATCCTTGGCTTCAGAAAGATGCTGTCTGAGACGAACTAGCTCGCTACGAAGAATCTTTTCGTCGATCTCAAATACTTCATCAAGACCTTCAAAATCCTCCAGCTCAATATCCACCTCTTCTTCTTCTTCAGGAGCCTCTGCAGCCTCAAGATCTTCTTCAGACTCCTCTTCCTCTTCTTCGACTACTCGAATAGTAGGCATGAGGTCCTCTGGAATCTCGAGATCACCTAAGTCTATCTCTAGCCTTGCCTCATCAAGACTATTAAGTCCTAGCATTGACATAATTTCCTTGATTTCTTGTGCCTCTGCTTTATCAATTGCATCCATGTTATCTCCAGATTTGAGCGTCTCTAGCTCAGAAAGATCAATTTCGTAAAGATTGTCATCATTCTTAGACGACAAATCATTGTTTGGATTATCATCCATATGACTACTTATTCTCTGTGAATCAAAAAGATCATCACTTTCACTAAGTTTATCAGCCATTTTTAAAAGTTTTTCTCGACTGTCGCCGTCGAGTTCAGATATTGATTCTTTAATTGCATCCCTAACTACGTCCTTGTCAGACACGCTCTTGAAATCATCAGCTCCAAAAAGATTCAATAATGCAGACATTGCACTATCATCTAAAATAACTTCACTATTAGATTCTGAAAGATCTGATCCAACTATCTCAGAGGCAACGTCCTGTAATACATCTTCATTTGAACCATCATCAGAGGACTCTCCAATTAACTGCTCTTCTATAAACTCTCTTATCTTTGGAGTAACTGCTTCAATAATAGCATTTTTGGCATTCTTTTCCGCTGTATCTCTTAACAGCTTCGCCTCTGCTATCGCTTCCTCATAAAGAGATTTTGACATTATTGATCCTCTTCTCAATTAAATATTATGTATTTTGTGAATTTGCATGTAGCGTTTCATCAATTTTATTGAAAAGCCTAAGCAATCTAATTCTCTGCCTTAAAATAGATCTCTCTGTGGGATCGAGATTAAAAATATCGTCCCATCCCATATTCTCTAAATCTTCATCTTCTAAATAGTCAATGGGTGCTCTAGAACTACCATACTGTGTTCCGGCACCGCCCACTTTTCCTGGACCAGTTGTATTAAATGCTTGACCTGCACCTCCAGTTCCAAGCGGAGGACCATCAAATCCATTTGGATACAATGTTCTATGAGAAAATGGAGCTATTCCACTCATCACAGCCGGCATATTATCAGACTCAGAAAGGTTTCCTATATCCCATCTCTGGAGACCAACCATGCTCCCCCTGTCTGCAGATCCTCTTCTTCCGACCTGCGGGTCTATTGCAAGGCGATCTCTACCAGTAACTGCGCTAACCTTTGATATTAATTCCATCTCATCTTCATCGATATCCTCAATAAAATCATCCTCATATTCTTCATATGAAGTTGGCATCTTATATATTCCTGTTTCTGCCCAGCCCATAGATGTCTCTGACCCTAGACCTGTCCCAAAGCTAGGAATTTTTTGTCCCTTTCCATAGCCATGACCTATCCTTTGATCAGAATTTGCAGTTGAAGGATTATAGTAAAGTCTGGTTGCCAAAGAAATTATCCCCTACCGTCAGATCCCTGATACGACCTTCCAGAAATATAATCACCCAACTTTTGGTCTGCTATATTTTCTGAAGTCTTAGAGGGAGATACTGTTCCTCCTAGTCCAGACCCGAACTCTGGAGCAGATCCATCCGGTAGTTCTCCTGTATATTCTGGTTGATCAGCAGGAAATACGCTTCCTGGACCGGGAGATGAAAGATTTGGAACGTATGGAGAGGCAGGCTTTCCTCCGCCTCCTGTTTCAACATCTGATAGATCAGGTGCATTAGAAAAATCTCTATTAAATGAATTTAATCCCAGACCTCCCACAACCGTTCCATCTAGTGCTAGTTCTTGAAAAACTTCTTTTCTTTCATCGTCATTTACATCACCAGCGTAAATTGGAGATGCTGAAAATGATGCTCGTAAATTTATACCGTTTCTAGATCCGTATGGCTTATCATCAGATGCAGCCGGTTCAACTATTGTCTGTGGTTGGTCAGCCATTCTATAATTCCTTTAAAAGTCTTATTTTGAGAATATTTCTAGCTTTTGTAATTCTGTTTGCTCTTCTACGAAGCGTAGATTCTCTTAGGCCAAGAGCTTTAACATAATCAATTTTATTAACTAGGTTGTCACCACCCGCCCACGCATCATCAACAGTGTCAGAGGATAACAATCCCTCTTTTTCTAATTTCTTCTTTTCTTCGATAACTATTTTTCTAAGAACAGCCGGTGTTAATGTAGTGTGTCTTGACATATGATCTCTCCACAAAGTGTCTCAATCATACATATTATGTAATGAAAGAATTAGCTACTCACATTAAGATCTTTTTGCTGTCGTAGCGAACGCTAAATCTGCCCATTTTTGTGCAGACTCACCGAATAATTCCTGCGGGTCTGATTTAGATGCTACCACAGCTGCTACATCTCCGGATGCAGCAGTTGGTAGAGATGATCCCCCGGGTCCTGGCCTCTCAGCTCCTGCCTGTTCTTGCAGTGTCGTCATTGCAGTATCAGCCAGTATCGACGATAAGACTGGATCGGCTGTCATACTTCTTGTCGTTTCTCTTATATTTTTTTCAAAATTAGGATTTGGAATTTCATCTTTTTGTGAAGTCTTATTATAAACTATATTATCAAGCCCAGCTCTTCTATTCACGCTCTGGCTTCTAGATTCGGATCTTACTGATTCTGATATCTGTACCTCTCTATGCTCTCCGATTCCTTCGCTTAA